CACTTCCATGCACAGATCCCGGCATTTGGTGATGGCGGCATGGTGGACAAAGCCACACTGGCGTTGATTGGTGAAAAAGGTCCAGAAGCTGTGATTCCCATGGATGGCAAAGAAATTCCACTGAATATATCCAAGCCAATTCCGATCAAGCTGGATTTCAAAGATGTAATGGCCGAAGGCGGCATTGGCCCATCAGTCATGGGCTACAATCAATATACGGGTTACAATACAGGAGCAGTAAGTACTGATCTTGCCGCAGTTAAAGAAATTGCAACAGCCATGGGGGCTTTTGATAAAGCATCACAAACCATCACTGATCCAGCAACCTGGAAAGAAATTATAAATTCAGGCATTGCAACAAATTTTGATACTAATATTATGAAAATAGGCACTCAAATGTTTGACGGCGCAGGCCCCCTATTAGGTCAACGATTGAATGATATTGTGGCCGAAAACGGTGTGAATCAGAAAGAAGCATTTGATTTAATGTTTGCAGAGTTCAAAGAAGCTATGACAGTATTGGGAACAGAAATGGCAAATAAAATAGCCAAAGAAAACGCTTCCCCAGAAACAGATGCGCTGATTGCCGGCATTGATGCACTAATTGCCAAGCAGAGTGAAGCCAACGACATCAGCAAGAAGATACTCCAGGTGAGTGCAAACTAACGGTAAATAAACAACCATGGCAGAACCCAAACAACAAGGCTGGCGCAAATATTTCAAAGTTGCAGACACATCCGGAGTGATGAGTCCAATTTCTGGACAAAATCAATTTGGATTGTCCAACTACGGCAAAAACGACGGCTCTGATTCGATGATAAATGATTTTACTTTTCGAAACTATGCCAGCAGATTGCCCGAAGTTTATTCAGGCCATCCCAACAGAGTAGAGCGTTACAATCAGTATGAGAACATGGACATGGACTCAGAGATCAATGCCTGCTTGGATATTATTGCTGAGTTTTCCACACAGATCAACGAGTCAAACGCCACCCCGTTTGACATTCAATACAACGAAACACCCACAGACCACGAAGTTGACATCATTAAAAAACAACTGCAACAGTGGGTCAAGCTGAACAAACTAGATCAGCGCATATTTAAACTGTTCCGTAACACCATCAAGTATGGTGATCAGGTGTTTGTGCGTGATCCAGAAACATTTGAAATGTACTGGGTTGACATGACCAAAGTTGCTAGAGTTATTGTGAACGAATCTGAAGGCAAACGTCCTGAACAATATGTGATCCGTGACATCAACCCCAACTTCCAAAACATGACTGTGGCAGCAAAGACCACCACAGACTACATGACCAATCCTGTGACAGGCAGTGTATCTGGCGCTGCCAACTACACCATGCCCAATGGTGGGTCAGGTGGCGGCGTGGGCAACAGTCGCTTTATGACTGCCATGAACGAAACTTGTTTAGATGCCAAGCATGTGATACACATGAGCTTGAACGAAGGCCTAGACGTATTTTGGCCGTTTGGACGCAGTGTACTAGAACAGATTTACAAAGTATTCAAGCAAAAAGAACTGCTGGAAGATGCAATCTTGATTTATCGTGTGAGCCGTGCTCCTGAACGACGAATCTTTAAAATTGACGTAGGCAACATGCCATCACACTTGGCCATGGCGTTTGTGGAACGTGTTAAAAACGAAATGCATCAACGTAGAATCCCCACGGTATCAGGTGGCGGAGCCAACATGATGGATAGCAGTTACAATCCACTGTCAATCAACGAAGACTACTTTTTCCCACAAGGACAAGACGGCCGCGGAAGCTCAGTTGAGACATTGCCAGGCGGTCAAAACCTAGGCGAAATTGACGACTTAAAGTACTTTAACAACAAAATGGCCCGTGGTCTGCGTGTGCCATCGAGCTATTTGCCCACTGGTCCTGACGATTCAGACCGTGCTTTTTCAGACGGAAAAGTAGGCACAGCTCTTATACAAGAGTACAGATTCAACCAGTATTGTGAGCGTTTGCAAGGGCATATTTCACAAAAATTAGACGACGAATTCAAGATGTTTTTGAAATGGCGTGGGTTTAACATAGACTCTAGCCTGTTTAATTTGAAGTTTTCACCGCCTCAAAACTTTGCAAGTTATCGTCAAAGCGAACTAGACAACACAAGAATTCAAGCATTCACAGCCATGGAGCAACTGCCTTACATGTCAAAACGTTTTATGCTACAGCGTTTCTTGGGATTGAGTGAAGACGAAATCAAAGAAAACGAAGAACTCTGGCGAGAAGAACGTGATAGCCCTGAAATGCAAAATTCAGGCGGTGCTGACTTACGTTCTGTGGGTATCACGCCTGGCGGCATGGAAACTGATATTACCACTGGCGAAGAAATTGGGCAAATGCAACAGCCTGGCGCAGGCGAAATGGTTGGCCCTGGCGCGGCTGCACCTGGGGCTGCACCTGGCGGAGTATAAATATAATCATGCTGCTACAAGAATTTTTCAAAAAAGATCCTGAGGCCTATCAAGATCTATCGCAAGACAACAGTCAACCGCAACTGGGTGATCTGCGCAAAACTCGTTTGACTTTGAGACAACTAAACAAGTTGAGAAAAATGAATGACGTCCGTGCATTTGAGTACAAAGAAAAACTCAAACTAGTGCGCCAACAATACTCACCTCCCCCAGCCCCAATGGCTTAATTGGCATTTATCGCCATTTTGACTCCTTAAACAGCAGAGTTTTTGGTTGTTATGTAAATAACAGCACACTTTACCTATAGGAGTTTTCCCTTATGAACAAATTTGAACAGTTGATTGAATACGTGATCAACGACGAAGACCAAAAAGCTCGCGAGCTTTTCCATGACATCGTGGTGGCCAAAAGCCGTGAAATCTACGAAAATCTAATGCAAGAAGAGGCTGATGAAGACCTTGACGAAGCAGAAGTAAACGAAGCTGACGATTCCGACGACGAAGAAACTGACGACGAAGAACTCGACGAAGGTGCAATGGGCGGCGATGCTAGCGATGATTTAATTGACGAAATTGAAGCTGACGAAGAACAAGACATGAGCATGGAAGCCGAAGGCGATGATGACATGGGCGATGATGACGAAGGCGGAGATTTTGGCGGCGACGACATGGGCGGTGACGACATGGGCGGTGACGACATGGGCGGCAGCGATGAGCCAGCAACCAAAGATGACGTTATGAATCTAGAAGACAAACTAGATGAGTTGATGGCCGAGTTTGAAGGCTTGATGGGCGGCGACGACATGGGTGACATGGGCGACGGCGACGGGTTTGGTCCCGAAGAAGGTGGCGATGCCATTGAAATGGACGACACAGGCGAAATGGAACCAGGCATGATGGAAGCCATCAGCATGAAAGCAGCCCCAAAGCCAGTTACCGCTGAACAAGGCAACGGCAAAGCAGGTCCTGTAGCATTTAACTCAGGTGCAGCTGGTATGGCCAGCAAGCCAGTACACACTGGCACCAGCATGGGCGGCGTGCATGACAGTGCCGCATATCGTAATACAGTAAAAGAACTTGGCGTAACTCCCACTCAAGACGCTGGAAAGAAAGCATTTAAATCTGCTGCTCCTGCGCCTGTAAAGAGTCAAGCCAGTGGTGTAAACACCAAAAGCCCACTACCAAGCGGTCGTAAGGGTTAATTAGATGTCATCTAAGTACCTAAGAGAAGATCTTACTTTTAGCCAGGCCAACATCCAAGTTTTGGAAGAAGCTGATGTTGGCGGCAAAAAGCATCTCTATCTCAAAGGCATCTGCATTGAAGGCGACAAGCGCAATGCAAATGAGCGTATCTACCCCCGACACGAAATTATCAAAGCAGTAGAAACTATCAACGAGCAGATCCGTGACGGTAACTCCGTTTTAGGTGAAGTGGACCATCCAGATGATTTAAAAATCAATTTAGATCGTGTGTGTCACACAGTTGAAGGCATGTGGATGGACGGACATGCCGGTTGCGGCAAGTTGAAAATTCTGCCAACCCCAATGGGTGAATTGATAAAGACTCTGTTGACATCAGGCGTGAAGCTGGGTGTTAGCAGTCGTGGATCAGGTAATGTCGATGACAGAACCGGACATGTAAGTGACTTTGAAATAGTCACTATAGATGTGGTTGCCCAACCCAGTGCTCCTAATGCGTATCCTACAGCAATCTATGAAGGTCTCATGAATATGAGAAACGGTCATAAGATCTTAGAGATGGCTAGAGAGTCTGGTCAGGACGACAAAGTGAAGAAGTATCTCGCAGGTGAGGTTAAACGCCTTATCCGAGAACTCAAAATCTAAGGAGAACCAGGCATGTTTGATGCTATTAAACCATTGCTTGACAGCGGATTAATCAACGAAGATGTTAGTAAAGAACTCAACGAAGCTTGGGAATCTAAACTGACAGAAGCTCGTGAGATTGTGCGTGCAGAACTTCGCGAGGAGTTTGCACAACGCTATGAGCATGACAAAACAGTGATGGTAGAAGCCCTAGATAAGATGGTAACAGAAGGTCTCGCAGGAGAATTAGCCAGCATTGCTACTGAAAAGCAAGCATTGGCTGAAGACCGTGTGAAGTTTCAACACAAGATGAAAGAGTCAGCCACTAAGTTTAACAGCTTCTTGGTTACTAAACTTGCTGAAGAAATTTCTGAACTGCGCAAAGACCGTAAGATGCACACAGAAGGAGTTGCAAAACTTGAGAACTTCGTGGTGCATGCATTGGCAAAAGAAATTCAAGAATTTGCTGCTGACAAACGTGACTTGGTGGAAACCAAAGTGCGTTTAGTTAGTGAAGCACGTAACAAACTTGAAACTTTGAAAGCACGATTTGTTAAAGAAAGTGCCAACAAAATGAGCCAGGCTGTTAGCAAACATCTTAAGGCTGAATTAAACCAGTTGCAAGAAGACATCAAAGTTGCTCGCGAGAACAATTTTGGTCGTCGTATCTTTGAAGCATATGCTACCGAATTTGGTGCTACTCACTTGAATGAGAAAGCCGAAGTTCGTAAGTTGCATAACACAATTGCGCACAAGGACAAGAAATTGTCTGAGGCAATTAAACTCACCATGAAAGCAAAAGTCCTGGTTGAGAATAAAGAGCGCGAACTGCGTATGATTAAAGAATCTAATGAGCGTGACAGCTCATTGGATGAATTGCTACGTCCCTTGAACAAGGAAAAGCAAGAAGTCATGCGTAATTTGCTCGAAAGCGTCCAAACTAACCGTTTGAAAAACGCTTTTGAAAAGTATCTACCAGCAGTGTTGGAAGACCGTTCCGTGAAAGCCCATAAAGTGATCACAGAAAACGTCACCGCAGTTACTGGTGATAAAAATGTTTCGAACCAGCAGACCGCCCAGGAAGATCGCAGCAATGTGATTGACTTGAAGCGCCTGGCAGGGCTTTAAAATTTTTTAGGAGACTTAAATGTCACAAGATCTATTAGAAAGTCGTTGGGATGAGACCAAAGAGGCCCTGTTAGAAGGCCTCCAAGGCACCAAACGCAATAGCATGAAAGTTATTCTTGAGAATACTCGTCGCTATTTGAAAGAGAATGCTTCTTCTGGAAGTACTGTTTCTGGCAACATCGCCACACTTAACCGTGTGATTCTGCCAGTGATTCGTCGTGTTATGCCTACCGTTATTGCTAACGAGTTGGTTGGCGTTCAGCCCATGACAGGCCCAGTTGGCCAAATTCACACCTTGCGTGTGCGTTACGCCAACAGCTTGACTGACAACTCAGCTGCCGCTACAAGCGTTACAGCTGGTCAAGAAGCATTGAGCCCATTCACAATTGCAACTGCTTACTCTACTGTGCCAGCAGGCACAGCTACAGCTACTACCTACACCGGCGGCTCAACAGCCAGCATGGAAGGTACCGGCGGTAAGCAAATCAGCGTTCAAATCTTGAAACAAGCTGTTGAAGCCAAGACCCGCAAGCTGCAAGCTCGCTGGACTTTTGAATCTGCACAAGACGCACAAGCCATGCATGGTATTGACGTTGAAGCAGAAATCATGGCTGCTCTGGCTCAAGAGATTACCGCTGAAATCGACCAAGAGATTCTTTTGAGCTTGCGCTCATTGGCATCCACTGAGTTCACATACAACCAAGCTACCGTTTCAGGTACAGCTACATTCGTTGGTGACGAACATGCCGCATTGGCAGTTTTGATCAACCGTGTTGCTAACTTGATCGCCCAACGTACTCGTCGTGGCGCTGGTAACTACGCTGTTGTGAGTTCAGCTGCTCTGACAGTGTTGCAATCAGCAACAACTTCAGCTTTTGCTCGTACCACAGAAGGCACCTTCGAAGCACCTACAAACACCAAGTTTGTTGGCACATTAAACGGCGCTATGCGTGTGTTCGTTGACAGCTATGCCAGCGATACAACTCCAGTTCTGGTTGGCTACAAAGGCTCTTCAGAAGCTGACGCTCCTGCATTCTACTGCCCATACATTCCGTTGATGAGCAGTGGTGTTGTGTTGGATCCATCAACCTTTGAACCAGTGGTGTCATTCATGACACGTTATGGTTACATTGAGTTGACCAACACTGCATCGTCATTCGGTAACGCCGGTGACTATGTGGGTGAGATCGCAGTATCTAACTTGTCATTCTCCTAATCAGAGAACCAACCCAGGGATGGGAAGGAACGAAAAAGCACCCGAGGGGTGCTTTTTTGTCCTCTGATAAATAATTCATGGCTAATCGAATTCCGCTGGTTGTCAACTCAGCGAGCAGTCAAATTGAAGAAATAGCAGTTGGTGACAATCTTAATTTAAGTAATAACGACATTATAAATGTAGGCAATGTCAGTGCGGTTGGCAAAACTACTTCCAGTACTATGCAGTTATTAGGATTGGTAGCTGATCCTGCAGGTGTAGCAGGCTTGATTTACTACAACATTAACACAGGTAAATTTCGTGGATATAATGGCGTAGTTGGCGCCTGGCAAGATCTAAATTAAACTTTCATCCACCCTAGATATTGGCTGACTTTTTTGGTAACTGCTGTCCAGTCATCAAAGTTTTCTTGTCTAAAAAGTCTAGCAGTTGAATACCAAGGACTAGAATCTTGATTCAACAACCAACGCCAGTCTGTGCTGAATTTTTGTAGCATTATCCATGTGGGCCGACCTAATGCGCCACTCAAGTGTGACACAGCAGTGTCTACGCCAATAACAACGTCCATGGCCATAATTAATGCCGCAGTGTCTACAAAACTTTTAACGCTGCCAGGATAGGCCTGCACTCCTGCTTCAAGCAAGGCTGCTTCTTCTTCTTCAGGATCGGCGTCAACTTGCAAATTGATCCATTCGTATTGAGGATTAGATTTGATCATGTCCAGCATTACAGGGAACGGCACACTCTTGTGTTGATTAAGCCAAGAATCTCTGCGCCCACTCCAACAAAAACCCACACGCATGCGGGTTTTAGGACCCAGTATCTGCAACCACTCTTGCTGACGGCCTTGATCTACGTTGAGATAGTTCACTGGCCTGGGCAAATTTTCCAACGTTACTCCAAGTATGCCAGGGATGCTCATGATAGGAATCCAATAATCAAACTCACCCATGTCGTCAGTGTATGTTCCCAACTGCTGAATGACGTCGCTAGATTGCAACAAAGGAATCAATCCGTCGGTAACCTGAAGCTTGATTTTTGCTCCAGCCACATGCAAGTTGTACAAGAATCTGCAAAACTGAATGTTGTCTCCGTGGCCTTGTTCGCCTACCACAAGAATAGTTTTGTCTTTGAGATCTTCGCCACGCCAGCGAGGCTGTTGGTGTTTGGGTTCAGTGCCAGCAAGATGTTCGTATTGCCATCTGGCTTCATAAGCTGGCCATCCATTGGTGTAGTCGCCCATCAACAACAGTGCCACTGCCAAATTGAATCTAGCAGTTACGTTATTTGGATCCAAGAGAACAGCATGTTGCAAGAACGGTATGGCTCGTTGAGGATGTCCAATTTCTCGCATGACATTGCCGTAGTTGTTGAATGCCGCTGCTGAATCCATGTCTTTGGCAAATGCCAATGCATAACATTGCAGGGCTTCACCGTATTGTCGGTCAGCTCGATGTTGGTTGCCTTGTGAAATTAAAAAATCAGTTTCCATGGTACTATTTAATGGCTATATGACTACATTCTAACATTTCCATAAATACTTGTCAACACAATACGGTGTTTTATGCGGTTTAACCCGCCGCGTAGCGACTAGAACTCGCATCGGACTTCTGTAAGGAGAAACAAAAATGGGACGTCCTCTTAAAATACAAAAAACAAGCACTGGTTCAGGCAACGGCGGCGCAGCCGTTAGCGTTGACATTGGCTTTCCAAATTTTGGATCATTAACTGCCCCTGTGACCAACACAGGCGACACACTCAGTGCTACTGAATATCTTGGCGTGGTGGGTGGTGCAGCCCCCACTGATACGCCTTCGGCAACCAATCCTAGAATTGACGTAATTGTGAACATTGCAGCCCCTGACGGCAGCGGTATTGGCGTTGCTAATGGATATATTATCCGTCAAAAAGGTTCACACAAATACCTAGTTGGTGATGCCAATGGCGTTAACGACGGCAGTTTTGTAGTTGGGCAAGCATATCAAATTAGTGTTGTTGGAACAACAACTAACTGGACCGCAGCCGGTGCTCCTAGTAACTTTGGATTAGGCACAATTTTCACAGCAACTTCTGTTGGTGGATCTGGCAACGGCGCAGCATTCTCAGTGGGTGTTTGTGTACTGGCCGATGACACTACTCCAGCAGCTGGATTGATGGCTATCACATTTACAGTTACTGATTCTACTGCTACTACTATCTCCAAATTGACCAACAAGTTCTTGTTGGATTGGACTGGCGGCGCAAACTATGACCCTGCCAGCGTTGTGGCTGACAAGCGTTATGCAACCAACTTCTTTACAGACGAAGGTACAGTTATCAAATCAGGTACCACTGGTGCAGCAAACTCAGGCACAGTACAAAGCGGACAACAAAATCTGCTTGACTTGGCCATTGTTGACAACGTTACTTCTTAATTGATTTAACCCCTGGATCCTCCTAGATAACTACTAGGAGGATTTTTTATGAGTTTTGGTTTTGTATTAGGCAATGGTGTCAGTCGGTTAGAATTGAATTTGCAAACTCTCAAAGAGCTTGGTCCAATCTATGGATGTAATGCATTGTATCGAGAATTTGCACCCACGGTTTTGGTCAGCACAGACAAGCCCATTAGCGAATCCATTCAACACAGTGGATATGCCAGTGAACACAGGATGTACACTCGAAAACCCATACCGGGACTAGGAGCACATAGAGTCCCGGATGATTATTTTGGATTCAGTTCAGGACCCATTGCAGTGGCTCTTGCGGCTATAGATCAAAATCGTGCAGTGTATCTCATTGGATTTGATATGGGTCCCACAGCCGGGGACCGATTTAACAATGTGTACGCAGACACTGAGTTCTATAAAAAAAGCTCTGCCCGCCCAACTTACACAGGAAATTGGGTCAAACAACTGCAAAGAGTGTGCAAGGACTTTCCAGACGTTGGATTTTTCCGGGTAATGGGCAAAACCACAGCGGCAATTGCTGAGTTACGGGGCATTAAAAATCTAGCTGCCATGCAAATGGAAGACTTTCAAAACCGCATAAATAACACAAAGGATCTTTAAATGACTACCTACAATCGTGTCGCAGGCAATTTGGTATTCCAATCCGTAGGAAATACCGACACAGTAACTTTTGAAGGCTTGACAGCCAATGCAGCCACGGTTGTGATCAACGGTAACCTTTCAGTGACTGGCAATGCCGCACTCACAGGTAATATTTCTGGCGATAATATCTTTAACGGAACCACCAGTATTGCTATTCCCACTGCCAGTGGCAATGCAGTAATTTCAGTAGGTGGTGTGTCCAAT